ATTGGACGCCTAGCAGTAGCCCTCAGTCCAGAGCTTATGTCAAACTACGCCATAAACATCTTAGAATGCAACAGTCTACCCAGCAGTCCTGTCGGACATATGGAGACAGCAAAGTGGTACGACTGCATGCGGATGTTCAGAGCACCACGCAGATGGACACGCAGTTTGAAAGCTCCAGCAGCTCCCAAATGGGTAAAACCCAAATGGTCGAGCTTAGCAAAACCCTTCAAAAGGGTCAAGACTCCCAAGAGGGAGCCAGGGAAAGTGACCGAGGAATCACCTTACCCTGCCAATTTGTCCCCAGAGTCACGCACTTGGCTCACAGCCAACCCCACCGGGGTTACCGCTGCCATACGTGTGCTGAACGCGCCTTCCAAAGACGCGCAGCCAAAGTATCTAAAGTCGGCATTAATGTACGACAGACTGTGCATCGGACATGACAGATTGATTCCTAATACTACTGAGTTTAGGTGGCCCAACGAACGTGTTAGGCTATGTGGTTTGATACCAGTGCATCGGATTGCCAAGTTACACAACCACAAACACGAAGATCTTTACCAGTATTTGAGGATCAAATCAATGTACGCCATGAGATCACCATTATTGCTCAAACAGTTGAAGCAACATGCCCTTCAATGGCTGGAGGGTTTTGACACCAGCGAGTACACCCCCGCTGGTTTGGCTGATCTTATAAGTCGAACATGCGCACAGGCGTATGCTGGCGATGCTTTTGACATCACCCTAGAGACTTACATGGCTGAACGTCAGGGACTACATCCATCTCCAAGTTCTTTTCACCATCGCCCCTACAGTTGGAGACGGGTGTATGCCTGGCTAAGGATATGAAACTAGAATTAAGTAGTGCTGTATTCAAACGAATACCCCCTTTAGTTTGTAATAATCGAACAATGTATTTGGACCTACATTCACATTCATTTGGTTACCGGGTTGGGTTGCATTCATCTTGCATATGCAATGAAATAATTGCTATTAGCAATCGGCATTGCATTGAAAACCCACTCCGCACCTCACGCCAATTTGATGTTTATGCGGAAGAGTCAGTGAAATTCTTTAATTTCACCATTCAAAAGATCAGCAAAGAGGAAGTCATATCTAGGTACACTGGGTTGAAGAAAAGTAGGTATATCGCAGCTTGCACCACTCTACGAGAACAAGGGTGGCACAAGTTTAACACCCATATTAGTAGCTTTGTCAAAGTTGATAAGGCACCTTATGGCAAGTTGTTCACCAAGGCTCCAAGGCTCATTCAAGGGAGGACCCCCGAGTATAATCTGTGTTATCTACAGTATGTGGTACCCATGGAACATACTCTGTATGAAAACCTAACTTATGGGTCACATAGCAACTTACGTTGTGTGGCTAAGGGATTGAATCCCCAAGAGAGAGCCGAACTGTACCTTGGTAAGGTAGCATCCTATATTGATCCAGTGGTTTATAGTGGAGATCACAAGACTTTTGACGCTTTCATAACCGTTCACCACCTTAAAGCCGTTCATCGTAAGTATAGGAAAATGTGCGGCAGGGGCATCAAACGGTATTGCCATGCCCAGTTGCACAATAAGTGTAAAACAGTCAACGGAATACGATATAACATCCAGGGCACCCGGATGTCAGGTGACGCAGACACTGGTCTCGGAAACACAATAATCAGCCTGGACCTGGCCTATGCCACATTGCGTAGTAATAATATTGAGAAGTATGATTTGCTATGTGATGGTGATGATTTCATGATTATTGTTGAACGAGGAACCATCTTGAAAGGCGATATGTTCCTACCATTTGGATTTCGAACTGAGTTAACCCAGACCGAAGTTGACATGGTAGAGTTTTGTCAATGTCGCATCGTAGATACAGGCACTAGACAGGTGTTTGTGCGTAATCCTGAACGCATGTTATCTAATAGTCGTATCTGCCGTAAAGCATATACTGTGCAACTATATAAAGAATGGTTGAATAGCGTTGGGTTGTGTGAGGCGACGTTGTACGGGGATATTCCCATTTATAGTACGTACAGCTGGTCGCAGATAACTGATAGGACTGCTTGCATCAAAGACCCAGATATGCTGCGCAGGATGGAGGGGATGCCAATCAAACCCATAGACACCCCAGTTACTGATGAGGCTAGAGTCTCATTTTATAAAGTCTGGGGTGTCCCTCCTGAGATTCAAATAGAGCTTGAATCTCAATTGACCTGCACTAACATATTTAGTAAGCGGACTATTAAATCTAGATATGGACCTTGCTCGGGTCAGAAAGAGCAACCCCTTGCTGAACTTAGCTGCAGCAGCTGGTGGAGCCGCTGCGAATGTGGCCATTAATAAAGTGGCCGACATGATGCGACCGACTCCTCCCCCGAGAAATGCACGTAGACAGCCACAGATGACTGTGGCTGTACCCCGGAATCAACCCCGCCGCCGTAAGCAGCGGGCTAGTAATAGTAACAACAACGGCCTCTCAATGGCACGCCAGATAACACCCGGCTCATCAATCAGGGTGGTCGACACAGAGTACTTAACAGTGCCATCCACCACGTTGAACCAGATGCAGTTTAACCCTGCACCACCTGATCTTGCTAGATTGGAACAATTTAGTAAGATGTATCACCGATTTAAGATCAATCGCATCACGGTGCATTATGAACCGGGTGTTGGTACTGCAACCACGGGTAATATTAGTATGGGCATATGTGTGGGCCCGCCTTTGGGTAATATAACCACATCAGCGCATATCATGAAGCTAACACCTTCTTGCTTCGTTCCCGCTTGGAAATCAGGCAGTATCACTGTCGGGCGTGATATTGATATAGGCCGTTATATGATATGTGGCGGCACCGGCGACACTAGTGTGGCTTGCACACTATACACACTCGCATCGGCGGCTAACCTAGGATTATTCCGGGTTACCTATGATGTGTCATTCTCCTACCCAGTAAATTTTTAGAGGTTGGTCCACCCAAGTTAGAGGCAGCTTGGAATTGTGTGACCAACTACGTTTTGCAATTAGAACCAGTTGTACAGAGACTACCGGAGGGATATTATTATCGAATGGGCATCAAGAACATCGTTGAGAACGATGGATCAGCAGTTCTTGCGGGTAATGTCACCGGCCTGGTCACTACCGATAATTTTCAATCGGATGTGGCCCGCCGTGTTGGTGAGACTAGCCGCTCATCAGTTGTGATGACCCTGCCGGTGTTGTATTCTGAATTCATAGTGGCTCAAGCGACAGCTTTGGTTACCGGACCACAGCAGGTAGGATGGTCTATTGTACAACCCGAAGCTTATGGGTTGACAGATGGGAAGAAGATTTATCCCACATACCAACGGTTCAGACCGCCAGGGGTGGATCAGTACACCACTGATTCCTTTTGGGATCTGCAATCTAATATCGCTACCATTGCTGTTGAGTTACCGGTTACATTGCATGTCGATGATCCTGCATATTTGGTTATGACTGTCGCCGTAATTTTAACTGTAACTGCCTTTAGGTATAAGGACGGTGTTATACCAAGCACCTTAGCAATCAGCATGACATCTGCTGATTCTACATCAGACCTCTCCTCGTTGTTTTCAGACATGGGAGATATCTGATTGTAGGGGCAAAACTCCATAAATGAAAGACGGATATGTTTATGGTTTTATTTGAGGGTCCGTTTAATTGGCTCTATAAGAGCCTTTATTACCC